GTGATTTAGAATACTCTATGATGCTAGTTCAAAAATTCAAGCAACTCTATGATGCAAGTTGCAAACTACATAAGATAGGTTATTATGACAAGTGGCCAAAGGAGTATTACGAGGATGTGGTATTAACGAGGCAAAATTTGTATACAAAACTATTTAAAAAGGAGTGACATCATGATGAAAAAGAAACAGGTCGTCAGAAGAATGGGCGGTGGACCTATGAAGAAACAGGTCGTCAAAAGAATGGGCGGTGGACCTATGAAGAAACAAGTCGTTAAAAAAAGAAGAGGCGGTGATATGGCATCACCTGATACTAGAGGTAGAGCTCTTGGAAGAATGACAAGAGATGCTGAAGGCAGAGCACTTCCAATGATGGGAAAACCAAAATCAACTGTCGGACGTCTAAAAAAAAGACCAATGACAAGAGGAACAGCAAAAGGAAGAGCACAAAACGCCAATGATAGATTAGATGAAAGATTAGGTATGAAAGATGGTAAAGAATCTACTAAGTCTCAGTCTATGAAATCTCGTAGAGACGAATCTAGAGCTATGAAACGCGGCGGAGTCGCTAAAAAAAGAGGCGGCGGAACTATGACACCTATGCAAATGAGAAGAGGCGGAAATACTTCACGTATGAACAAACTCGAAGAACTAGGCAGAGTAGATGCTGAAAAAGCAAGAACTAGAAAAGGTAAAAGAAATCTTAAAGGTGAAAAAAGAAGAATAATTAGAGCACTTAAAAAATAATGACAACCTCGGGTACACACACTTTTAATATGACGTTTGATAAGATCATCAATCGTGCTTTTGCACGATGTGGTCGATCACTTCGTACAGGTTATGATTTAACCTCTGCGCGTGATAATTTAAACTTATTATTTTCTGAGTGGAGTAACCGAGGCATTCATCTTTGGAGAGTTAAAAATGCTACAACGAATGTAGTTTCAGGAACTACAACTTACACAATACCCGATAATGGTTATGATGTCTTAGAAGCCGTTTATAGAAGAGGAAGTACAGCTAATACCACATCCCAATCTGATACTACCATGACTCAAATTTCTAGATCGGAATACGAAGCTATCCCTAACAAATTAGCGTTAGGAACACCTAGTCAGTATTATGTAAGAAGAAACTTATCAAATGTAGAAATTAATTTGTATTTAACACCTAATATAACAGATGATCAAATTAACTATTTTTATGTAGCACGTATTGAAGATGTCGGTAAGTATACAAACACACCCGATGCTCCTTACAGATTTTTACCATGTCTTGTTTCAGGATTAGCTTATTACATGTCACAAGAAATAGCTCCTGAAAGAGCTGATATATTAGAAAGAAGATACGAACAGGAGTTAAATAGAGCGTTAATTGAGGATAGTCAATCAACATCGATAAGCCTTACTCCTATGAACAACTATCCTTTTGGAGGATAAATGACCTTTGCATCAGGAAGATATGCTATCGCAATATGTGACATATGCGGAATGCAATACCCTTATAAAAGTTTAAGAATACAATGGAATGGTATTTTTGCTTGTCCTGAATGTTGGTCACCTAAAGAACCTCAATTAGATCCTCCTTATCATGCAGCTGATCCTCAAGCTTTGTTTAATCCAAGACCTGAATCAAATAAAATTTTAGAAGCACAATTACCCGCTGGTCCAAACGAAGCAAACACTTCTACTTTTGGACAACCTATGCCTGTCACTGTTTTCGTTGGAGATCCAGGCATGTCTGCTTTTCTTACTACTGTACAAGGTACTTCTCCTACTGATGGTTCTAATCCTACAACTTCTTCAAGTATGCTTCCTCAGACTCCTGAACAGAAATTGACTATTAGCCCACAGCTTGGTACAGTTACAGTGGTGATATCATGAATTATTCTGAACTATTAGATACTGTAAGAAGCTACACAGAAGTTGATAGTAATGTGTTATCTAACACGATTCTTAATGTTTTCATTGTTAATGCTGAAAATCAAATTGCTCGTCAAATGTCTAGTGATTCTCAGAGAAGATATGCTACCACAACATCCGAAGCCAATAATGCTTTTTTAGATATTTCAGGCCCTGAAGGTGGTTTAAGATATGCTAGAGGTTTGCAACTTGTTTATGCTAATAATGATATTACATGGTTAGAGCAAAGAGATGCTACCTTTATGGACGAATACTCTATTCAACGTTCAACAGCGAATACAACTTTTACAGGAGAGCCTATTTACTGGGCTACTTGGGATGCAACACATCTTATGTTAGCTCCTACGCCTGATGTAGCCTATACAATTGAAATGTGGTATGAAGAGACTCCTGAAAGATTAGGAAATGGATCAGGAACTACAAGCACAACAACTTTTGTCTCTAATACAGCTCCTGAAGTTTTGTTATACAAGTGTGTAGCCGAAGCATATTCCTACTTGAAAAATCCTACAGATATGCAAATATACGATCAGAAGTTTCAAGTTGCTTTACAAGCTTACGCTAACGAGCAAATGGGACTAAAACGCAGAGATGAGTACACGGATGGAGTTTTACGAATTCCGTTAAAGTCGGCAAACCCAGATGGAGGTAATTAATTATGGCAATAAACCAAGCAGTTTGTGCTACATTTAAAGAACAGCTTTTGTTAGCGGAGCACGATTTAGTGGATAACACTATTAACCTTGCACTCTACACTAACTCTGCTTCTTTAGACGGAAACACAACAGCATATTCAGCTACCAATGAAGTTGGTAACTCAGGAACATACGCAGCTGGCGGAGGTACTCTAGCGAGTGCAACTGTTGGTCTAACAAAAACAAGTGCAACAGCATCTACAGCTTTTGTAGATTTTGCAAACTTGAGTTTTACGTCTGCTACTATTTCAGCTCAGGCAGCTTTAATATATAACAGAACAAACTCAGCTAACACAAATGCAGCTATTGCAGTATTGGATTTTGGTGGTGTAAAAACTTCAACTAACGGTACTTTTACAATTCAGTTCCCAACAAACAACGCAACAAGTGCTATATTAAGATTATCATAGGAGGTCTAAATGACCACCTACACTGTAACCGTTGTAAGTACAGGGTCTGGAAACAAGTACGCCATTGATGGTGTACAACAAGCAACTATAACTTTAGATGCGGGTACTCAATATGTTTTTAATCAGGATGCTGCTTCTAATGCGGGACATCCTTTTAATTTCAGTGAAACCTCTGATGGTACACACGGAGGGGGTACGGTATATACTACGAATGTAGTATATACTGGCGATGGAGCAACTGTTAGCGCCGCAGATTACGCAACAAATTTTAATTCTTATACTACTCGTTCAGTTACAATAACTCCCGCTTCAACACTTTCAATTCTTTATTACTATTGTACTTATCACTCAGGAATGGGAGGTACTACTTATATAGGTTATCCTGGAGTCGCTGGTTGGGGCAGAGGAGTGTGGAGTTCAGGATCTTGGGGTGGATTTATCCCTGTCGAAGTTACAGGTACGTCTGTTACTACTTCAATTGGTATCGAAGTAATTGTTGCTGATGCAAATATTTCAGTAACAGGACTTGGAAGTACTTTTTCTTTAGGAACAGCTAATGCCGCTGAAGAAAGAGAAGTCCTTCTCACTACAAATTTAATTAATACAGAATTAGGCAGCGTCGCTGTTTCTCATGGTCATGTTATTGAAGTAACAGGTCTTCCTATGACTTTTACAGAAGGAGATACAGGAGAAGAAGTAAGTGTAGATGAAGGTTGGGGCAGAAGAGAATGGGGATCATTTAATTGGGGAGGAGGAGCTCCTCAAGAAGTTAGCGTAGATGGTGTAAGTATATCTTCTACTTTAGGAGACATTGCAGTTGGAGTAGGAGACACTGTTCAACTCACAAGCTTACAGATTGGAACAGCAACAGGAACGATTGTTTTAGCTGAAGGAGGTCAAACCATACCTGTAAACGGAATAGAATTTAATACAGCCATCTCAGGTGTATCTGTCGTTGGTCAAGGTAGCGCTGCTGTAGTAGGGCCTTCTGATCAATTAGATTTACAGCTTGGTACTGTGATTGCTTCTTCTGTTGTAGGAGTAGATGTCACTGGCGTAGCAATGACCTTTGCTGAAGGCACAGCAATTGCAGAAGCCGATGCCCTTGTTGCTGTATCAGCTTTAACTACTGTCGCAACTTCTCTAGGAACTGTATCTGTAGTAGAAGGAACTGGAGTTATTGTTTCTGTTACAGGTCTTCCTATGACCTTTGCTGAAGGCACAGAAATTATATCTGGTAATGCAGATGTTCCTGTTACCGGTCTTGCTCTTTCATTAGAATTAAGTAATATCTTTACTACACCATGGGCAAATGTAAATACAAACGCAAGTAACACTTGGACAGAAGTAGATACTGCTACGATTGCGGCTTGACAATGATAAATACTAATATAGACAGACTTATCAGCATAGGATATAAATAGACCATGACATCAACTTATTCTAGTAGACTTAAATTAGAACTCATGGAGACAGGAGCTAATGCTTCCACATGGGGAACTACTACTAATAATAACTTAAAAATTATAGATTCTTTTGACGCTGGTTACTTGGCTAAATCTGTAGCTGGTTCAGCAAACGTCACTTTAACAACAGTCAATGGAGCAACGAATAATGAAGCTTCAAACAAGGTCATTGAGTTCACAGGAGCTCTTACAGGAGATATTCATGTATTTGTTCCAGCAGTAGAAAGCAACTACATTTTTTTTAATAATACATCAGGTTCACAAACCTTAACAGTAGCACCAACAGGTCATGCAGCTAATGGTATTGCAATTACGCAAGGAGCTCACACAATTATTTATAATAATAATAGTAATGATATGAAAGATTTATTCGATGGGTCTTTAGGTGTAGTTGGAGTTAAAGGAACAGTTAATGTTTCTTCTACCGTAGGCATCGCTGCTAATGGACAAGTTAGAGCAACAAGTTTTACAGGAGATGGGTCAGGTCTTTCAGGAGTTGTAACAATTCCAGCATCTACACAAATGGTTTTTTATCAAGCGTCAGCTCCTTCAGGTTGGACACAAAATACAGCGACCTCTTTAGCTAACTCGACTTTAAGAATTATTACATCAGGCACTGCGGGCACGGGAGGATCAGATGCTTTTGAAACAGTTTTTGTAGGATCAAAAGTAACCACAGCGTCAGATTTATCAGTAAGCTCTTCTCCTTTAAGTGTAGATGCTTCAGGAATTTCTGCTGGAGCTACAACTTTATCTGTTCCAACTATCGCCAGTCATAACCATACAGATAGTTTAGCCCTTGAAAATACTATGCCAGCAACTCCTAATGGATCTAACGAAGCAAATATTCCGCTTTATGGACCTATTAATCCAGGAGAAAGCCGAGCACCAAGTTCCTCAACTGGAGGAGGAGGTTCTCACACTCATCCAGTTAGTATAACAGCTGCTTTATCAGGCAACTTTGTTGCACCAGGAGTTCAATTTGCTATACCAGCAATGAACATTAAACACGCCAATGTTATAGTGGCGGCAAAGGATTAATTATGGCTAGCACCTTTTCAGATAGATATAAATTAGAATTGATGGAGACAGGAGCCAACGCTTCAACTTGGGGAGATGTAACTAACTCAAATTTAGAAACAATTGACGCTTTTACAATGGGCTATCTTTCAAAAAGTGTAGCTGGTTCAGCTGATGTAACTTTAACAACTGCAAATAGAGATCCTTCTGCTGAGTCTTCGAACAAAGTTATTGAATTTACAGGAGCTCTTACAGGAAATATTAAAGTTTTTGTTCCAGCTGTAGAAAACGAATATATATTTTTTAATAATACTTCAGGTTCTTTTAGTTTAACAGTAGCTCCAACAGGACATGCAGCCAATGGAGCAGTGATAAGTCAAGGAGCTCATACAATTCAATACTGTAAGGGAGATAGAGTAGTTGATATTTTCGCTGGATCTTTGAGTAATTTAAAAGCTCTTACTAAAATTGACATAGGAAATAATATTCACTTATACGCAAATGGTGTAGTGGCTGCTACAACTTTTTCAGGAGATGGATCAGGATTGTCAGGTGTAGGAGAATTTGCTTCAGGAACTAAAGTTGCTTTTGTTCAATCGAGCGCTCCAACAGGTTTTACAATAGATACAACTGCTGCTTTGACTGAATCCGCATTACAAATCGTAACTGGTTCAGGGGGAGGCACAGGAGGTAGTGACACCTTTACTACTGTTTTAAGTGGTTCGAAAAGTGCAACCAATGCTTCTGTACCAATTAGTGTTTCAGGAGTTAGCGTAGACACATCAAGTTTAACCATAGGAGCTACAACTTTATCTACCCCAACTATCGCAAGCCATACTCACAGCGCACCTCTTGGTACTGCTGGGGGGTCACCAAGAAGTAGAAAACCTGTTGGTTTTAATGGTTATGGTAAAGGAGCTGGCAGTTTTTCAAACTCAATGGACTCAGAAGGAGGAGGAGGATCACATACTCATCCTATTTCAGGAAGTGGTGCTTTAGGGGGAAGTATTGCAAATCAACCCGTTTCACAAGCAATTCCAGCAATGGAATTAAAATATGTGGACGCAATAATAGCGAGTGCAGACTAATGGCAAGTACATATTCAGATCGTTTAAAATTTGAACTTCAAGAAACAGGGGCTAATGCTTCTACTTGGGGTACAAACACAAATAATAATTTAAGTTTAGCGGATACTTTTGGCGCTGGTTATCAATCTATTTCTATAGCTGGTTCAGCTAATGTAACTTTAACTACAGCAGATGCTGATCCAAGCACTCAGTCTTCTAATAAAGTTGTTGAACTAACAGGAACATTAACAGGAAATGTTTATGTATTTATTCCAGCTGTTGAAAGTAATTATACTATTTTTAATAACACTGCTGGATCTTTTACAGTCAACGTAGCTCCAACAGGTCATGCAGCTAATTTAGTAGGAATTGTTCAAGGTGGGCATACCATTGTTTATAATAATGCTGACAATAAAGTTGTTGATATATTTGGTGGAACATTAGGATCTCCTAAAATATTAACCAACTTAACAGTGAATTCTACTGTAATGACCGCTGCAAATGGTCATATAACAGGAGCTTCTTATACAGGTAACGGAGCAACATTAACTAATGTTTCTTCTATTCCTTCAGGAACAAAAGCTGTTTTCTTTCAAGCGTCTGCCCCAAGTGGTTGGACTCAAGATACAACTGCCGCTTTAAATGAAGCTGCTTTGAGAATTGTTGTTGGATCAGGAGGAGGTACAGGCGGATCAGATACGTTTGGGAGTGTTTTTAGTGCACCCAAAACTTCTAATACTCAAACTATAGCTTTAGGAAGTGGAGCTGTTTCTGTTGCTTTACCAGCAGCTTCAGCCGCTGACACTACTATAAGCACACCAACTTTAGCTGCTCATACACATCGAGCTTATTTTGGTACACAGATTCCCGCTAGTGGTGAGAGTAACTTCAACAAATTTGTTAGTCCTGTTAGTGCGGTTACTTTTAATGCAACAGGAGGAGGTGGAGCACATAGTCATCCTGTTTCAGGATCGGTTTCTTTATCAGGCGATGCTACTGCTACCGATACAACTTTAACTGCTTCAAATTTTTCAATAAAACACGCTAACGTAATTATCGCAGCAAAAGACTAATTGTCAGGCAAAATAGAAATATTTAATAATTTTTTTTCCGAAGAACTTTTTAAAAAGTTAGTGAAACAAAATAATAACAATTGGGAAGCTCGAGATTTTTTTCATTTATATAAAGATTGTATAGAAGATTTGTATACTAAAGAATCTTTGAATGAGATAATACAATTCACTGGTAAAAATTTTATTTTAAAAAGAGCTTACTCTTTAGGAAGTTGTCCTATAACAAGTAATCTTATAAGACATTGCGATACTCATGAAAACTCTTCTCACACAGCGTTACTATATTCCAATCCTCATTGGAACTCAGAATGGGGATCAGGAACTTTTTTTGGCTCAGACAATCAACATTTTGTTCAAGCAGCACCGAATAAATTAGTCTTGTTTGAAACTAAAGATAATTGGCACCACGCCAGTCCTTCAAATATGAATGTACAAATGTGGAGATTTGTTATAGTATGGAAATTACATTATGCCAATATTTGATCCTGACGGTATTTGCCCTCTTTTAAATAAGAAATGTATTAAACACAAATGTGTTTGGTATAATATGCTACAAGGAAAACATCCTCAAACAGGATCCAATGTTCAAGAATGGGGATGCTCTATTGCTTGGCTTCCTTTACTACTTGTTGAAAATAGTGGTCAACAAGTTAAAACAACTGCTTCAGTAGAATCTTTTAGGAATGAAATGGTAAAAGCTAATATGGTAACTTTAGCCATGGTAGAAAAGCAGAATCGTGAAAAAGACGAAAAAAAAGAGGAATCTGGTAGTATTTGGTCTAATATTGCACAAAGTCAAGAAGCTATACGAGATGACGAACCTGATAGTATTTTAGAAAGTATCCAGTTGCTTCAAGGTAAGAAAAATGTTAAAAAAGATAAAACTAAGGTAAACAAAAATGGCAATAACAATAAACAACGTAACAATAAATAATCAGCTCAGTATTATATTTGATGCTGGAGTTAATACTTCTAACTCTAATAATGGTCCTAGAGACTATTCAGGAGAAACAGAAGCAGATGTCACTATTGATGGAGTAGGATATTTTAATATCGCTTCTTCCGATTTAATTCCTTCTGAAGTTCATGCACTTCAATTTAAGCCTGGCGTAGGAACAGGACATATTGAATATACTGATCTAAGAGATAACTTAGTAATTGCTAGTGAAAGCGATATTCCAACTTGGGCTCAAACTATGGTCAAGAGATGGAATGGAGAAAAAGTTTATAAAGAAACTTATGCTACAGATATGGCTGCAAATATAGCAGCGGGTCAAGATGATGACACGGCAGCAGCTAACGCAGTTATAACAGCGACCGCAGCAAAGAACGCAATCCTTAACGCATAAGTGAAAATCAAACACTTAAATTTAACATCATACGTCAAAAAATATGACAATGCTTGTTCGCCTCTTTTAATAAAAACAATTAACGATATTATTTATGACGCACCGATGGAAGATGCGGCAGTTATAGGAGATGAAGATAATAAAGATGGACTGGTCAGTAAAAAAACTAGAAATGCAAAACAATTAAGTTTAACAGACAAGACGATAGGTACTTCTGTTGCAAAAAGAATTATTTATAATGATGTTTCAAGATTAATAAAAAAAATTGAAAGTCAATATATACAAGAGTTAGGTCTAGCCTATAATGCAAAAGAGTATACCATGGAATTTCTTAGGTATGATTCAAAAACTAAAGGTCATTTTGTTTGGCACTCAGACGCTTATGCGGACGCTCCGAGACAATTAACAATGTTATTAGGGTTAAATGATGCCTATACAGGAGGAACCTTAAAGGTTTTAAATGATGACTATTCATTTAAGTTAAAAGCAAATGAATTAATTTGTTTTCCTTCTAATTTTATGTTCCCTCATACAGTAGAGCCTGTTGAAACAGGAGTAAGAAAGGTTGCAGTATTTTGGACGCTATAGAATATTTTGAAAAAAACTCTTATGTAATTATTAAAGATATTCTTCCAAAAGAAGTAACTAAATTTATATACAACTATTTTGTTATGAAAGGCTGTACTAATCAAGATTTTAGCACTAGCTTAGAACAAAACGAGGATATTAGTTTAAAAGCGTGTTATGGTGATTTAAACGCTGAAACAATATGTTCTTTTTTAAACCCCACCATTAATTATTATGTAAAGAAAGATTTATGTCCAACATATACTTATTCTAGAATTTATCTTACAGGTATGGATCTTAAAGCGCATAGAGATAGACCCTCTTGTGAATACTCAATTACTTTAAATTTAGGAGGAGATCCTTGGCCTATTTATTTTGGAGAGAGAGATGATAATTCTGATTATCATTACCCTGATATGCAAAAAGAAAAACTTACAAAATTAAAAATTTTAAACAAAGAAAATTGTTTATTAGAGCCAGGAGATGCAGCAATTTACATGGGAGAAAAGCTTTGGCATTGGAGAGAACCTTTTGAAGGAGATCACTGTGTCCAAACTTTTTTACATTATATAGATAAAGAAGGAGAACATTATCCTAAACACGCTTATGATGGTAGACCTAATTTAGGTTTCCTTAAAAAATGACCTTTCAAAAAGAAATAATTAATTTAGATATAACAAATAAATGCACTCTTCAATGTTCTTTTTGTGAAAGACAAAAACCTGTCTTTAAAGATTATCGTTCAAGAACAGAAGAATTATCTTTGGAAGATTTTAAAAAAATAGCTAAAGAAATAAAACACATTAATCTTTGTGGACAAATAAGTGATCCTATATTTCATCCTGATATATTAAAAATGATAGAGTTTTGTTATAAAAACAATAATTACATGGAAGTGCATACAGCAGCCACAGCCAAAAGTAAAAAAGAAGATTGGTATATTAAAGCTTTTAAAAGTAATCCTAATGTTTTTTGGTCCTTTGGAATAGATGGGCTACCACAACAAAGTTCTAATCATAGAATAAATCAAGACAGTGCTTTTTTATTTAAAATAATGGTTATATGTAATTCCATGGGTATGGATTGTGAATGGCAATGTATAGTTTTTGATTACAATGAAAAAGATATAGACAATATTAAAAAGATGGCAAAGGTCATTGGAATAAAATTAAAATTAATTTTATCAAATCGTTTTGATGAAAGTAGTAATCTTAAACCTTCTCAAGGTAATTATATTAAAAAAAAGTTAAATACAGAAAGAAAAGGGGAACTTGTACCTAAATGTTTTGAGGGCAAAGAACTTGGTCATTCAGCTTTAGGATACATTACACCATGTTGTTGGTTAGCAGAAGGGGATGCAGAAAAAGATTATCCTGAACTTTGCAATCAAAAAACTAAGATAAATAAAAATTCTATTTATAACATTATACATGGAAAAGCTTTTCAAGAATTTGAAAATATTTTAAAGTATCAACCTGAAAAAGCCTATGATAAATGTTGGCAAAAGTGTTCAACATTATCTGGTGATCACAAAAAATATATTCGCTCCAATGGTTAAAAATATATTCGAATCAAAAATAAGTGATTTAATTCACATTGAAAAGAATTTTTTATCTAAAAAATTATGTGAAAAAATAATAAATGAATATGATGATCAAGATATACAGAGAGAAGTAAGAGATCATATGCCTGACAGAAAATTAAGTAGAACTTATGTATCAAGTCGTGAAGTAATTAATAGAAAAAACTCTTATGAAAGAAAAAAAATAGATATAGAATTAGTTGAAGTTCTTCGTAGTAGTTTAAAAATATATATTCAAAATGTTTGGAAAGATTTTACTTTTAATCAAGATCAAGGATTTTGTTTAAATAAAATGATTAAAGGAGATGGCTATAATGAACACGTAGATAATGTGCCTGGAACTAGCTGCGATTGGAAAATGACTCTTGTTTATTTATTAAATGATGATTTTCAAGGGGGTGATTTCACTGTTCACAAAGTAGATCAAAAACTTAAACAAGGAGATTTAATTATGTTTCCCTCATATTGGATGTTTCCACATGGAATTAAAACTGTAACAAAAGGATCAAGATATAGCTTGATAACATGGGCATGGTAATTTTTTATACTTGTATGACAGGTAATCATGGTTTTATTCCAAATATTACAAATGAACAAAGAAAAGATTTTAAATATATATGCTTTCATGAGAACCATCCTGAAGCAGAATTAAATAAAGGCTGGGAATATGTGAATCTTGCTACAGAGTTTGACAACTCTGAGCATAACTTATCGGATCAAAAAAGACAAAGAATGGTAAAAATGCTTCCTCATATTTTTTTACCCGATCACATATATTCTATATACCTAGATCCTTCTTATTATGTTAATAAAATTTTTTATGACAAATGTTATGAGTATATAAAGAAAGACATAAACTTTGGAGTTTGTAGTAGAAAAAGAACATTTGAAGAAGAGATAGGACACGCTCACAGTAATCATAAAATATCTTCTTTAGAAGAATATTTAACTATTAAAACTCACTATGAAGACAATTCTTTTTATAGTTCAAATGGAAGCTGGCTGATAAGAAAAAAGAGAGATACTGTCAATAATATTAACACTGCTTGGTATAAATTATTTCTTGGAACATTTAAAGAAAGAGGTCGAGATCAGCTTCTTTTACCAATAGTCGCTTCAAAAGACTCCGTTTATTTTTTAGATGAAAAAGATCTCTATAATAATTGTTTTGAAGAGCCTAGATTTGTTAATTATGAAGATCCTCAAATAGACAAAAGTCTAATTATATAATCCTGATTGAATCAACCGAGATAAAATAGTATATTTGACGCCATGCCACTCGTTAATTTTACAATAAAACCAGGCGTAAATAAAGAAGTTACAGATTACACAGGCCAAGGTCAATGGGTCGATTCTGATAATGTACGCTTTTTTCAAGGTCTTCCTCAAAAAATAGGAGGATGGTCCACGTTTGTAGCTACTTATTTGGTTGGAATAGCCAGGGCAGTTCACGCTTGGGTATCTTTGGACGGAACAAGATTTCTTGCTTATGGCACTGATAGAAAATTATACATATATTCTGAAGGAGTAAATTATGATATCACTCCGATTAGAGAAACAGCTGTTTTAAGTAATCCTTTTACCACTGCATCAGGTAATGCAATAGTCACCGTTGCAGATGCGTCACATGGAGCTCTTCAAGGAGACTTTGTAATATACTCAGGAGCATCAGCTGTTGACGGTTTAGATTTTAATCAAGAGTTTGAAATACAAAGTATTGTCAACACAGCTGCTTACACAATTGCTTTTACGGATGGATCTACTGCTTCGGGCACAACTGCGGGAGGTGGAAGTAGTCCTACTGCTAATTATCAAATTAATGTTGGACCAACATTATCTGAATTTGGTTATGGTTGGGGAACAGGAACTTGGAGTGCTAGCACTTGGGGAACTGCTCGTACAACTTCTAATACAACGATTGAAGCTAGACAATGGTCGCTTGATAATTTTGGTGAAGACTTAATTGCAACTGTTCTTAATGGAGGAACTTTCAAATGGGATCTTTCAGCTGGTGTAGGAACAAGAGCGGTAGCTATTCCTAATGCTCCAACTAAAAGCAGAAGTAATTTAGTATCTACTCCTGATAGACATTTACTTTTATTTGGAACACAACCAACAATTGGAGGAGTCAACGCTCAAGATGATTTACTGATTAGATTCTCCAATCAAGAAGATATTGAAACTTATGCAGCAACAGCAGAAAATACTGCTGGTTCACTTAGAATTGCCGACGGCTCACGGATCATTGGAGCTACAAGATCAAGAGGTGCTATTATGGTTTGGACAGATACATCTCTACATGCTTTACAATTTATT